AGCCCGCGTGCGCGGCATCGAAATCGCCGGGGTTTTTCAACAATTTAGCCGGGATAGTTGGCCCCTTAGAGCGGCACGCAACGTGCAGTTGCGTGAGGTTCCTAACAATCGACCCGAGGTGATTCGTGGCAAAAGCTGGACGCAGGCCAAAGCCGACAGCACTTCGGATTCTTGAAGGCACCGTCAAAGGGCCGCCGAAGCGGGAGCCATCGGCACCTGTCGGAGTGCCGCCGATGCCCGAGCGTCTCGCCGTTGACGAGATCGCCGTGGCGAAGTGGCACGAGCTCGCCGGCATCTTGTCGCGGATGGGCGTGCTGACCACTGGCGACGGCGAGGCGCTGGCCACCCTGTGCGAAGTCCACTCGGCTGAGCAGTCGTGCCTACTGCAGCTGCGGGCCGGCGGTGCGGTGATGCACACCGACCTGGGAGGCGTCAAGCCAAACCCGGCCGGGCCGCTCTACCGCTCGCTGGTTGCCATGAAGGCTAGCCTGTTGAGTGAGTTCGGGCTGACGCCTTCCTCGAGGACGAAGCTTGCCACGCAAGTCGAAGTCAAAAAAGACGAGCTTGAAGAGTTCTTCGCCGCACACGGTTAGCCGGCCCGGCATCGACCAGGCCAAGGCCGATCGTGTGTTCTCGTTCTTTGAGAAGGTGCTGAAGCACTCGAAGGGCCAGACGGCCGGGCAGCCGTTCCTGCTGCTGCCGTGGCAGAAGTACGTCCTAGGCGAACTCTTCGGCCGGCTGAAACCGGACGGCACTCGGGAGGCGAGGGTTGCCTACATCGAAGTGCCAAAAAAAAACGGAAAGTCAACGCTGCTAGCCGGCATTGCTCTCTACATGCTGGTTGCCGATGGCGAGGCCGGGGCCGAAGTCTACGGTGCCGCGTCGGACCGCGAGCAGGCTGGCATCATCTACCGCGAGGCTGCGTCGATGGTCCGCTCTTCGCCGTCTCTGTCGAAGGTGCTCGAGGTGCTCGACTCGCGCAAGACGATCATCCACAAGGCAAGCAACTCGTTCTATCGAGTGCTGTCGGCGGATGCGTTCAGGGCAGAGGGACTGAACATCTCCTGCCTGCTGTTCGACGAGTTGCACGCTCAGCGTGGTGACCGCCGACTGTGGGACGCTCTTCGGTATGGCGGTGCGGCCCGGCGTCAGCCGCTGGTGCTGTCGATCACGACGGCCGGCGAGGCCAACAAGTCGCATCTGTGGTACGAGCAGCATGACTACGCTGAGCGGTGCATTGCCGACCCGGCGTTTGATCCAGCCTTCTTTGGCTGCATCTATGCCGCCGATCGCGAGGACGATTGGAAATCACCGAAGGTGTGGCACAAGGCGAACCCGTCTCTTGGCGAGACTATCAGCGAGGAGTCATTCGCGGCCGACTGCCGCGAGGCCGAGAACTCCGCGACGAAGCTCAACTCGTTCCTCAGATACCGGCTCAACATCCCAACCACCTCCGACGTTCGGTGGCTGCGGCCAGACCAGATCGCCGCGTGCATGGGTCCGCTGTCGGAGTCGCTTGAGGGCCGGGAGGTGTGGTGCGGGCTCGATCTAGCCAGCAACTATGACACCACATGCTTCGCGGCCGTGGCCCCCAACGAAGCCGGCGGCTACGACGTGCACGTCATGGCGTGGATCCCTGAGCACAACGCCGCCGAGCGAGAACGAAACGACCGCGTGCAGTACACGGCGTGGCACCGGGACGGGTGGCTGACGTACACCGAGGGCCGCAGCACGGACTACAAGCGAGTCAAGGCCGACATTCTGGAGTTCGCCCAGAAGCACCGAATCCGCAAGCTGGCCATCGACAGATGGAACGCGACGCAGCTGGCCACCGAGCTCTCCGACGAAGGCTTGCCGGTGACGTTGTACGGGCAGGGTTTTGCGTCCATGACAGCGCCGACGCGCCGCCTGGAGGCTCTTGTGGTCGATGGAAAGGTACGGTTTGGATTGAATCCGTTGGTAGGTTGGCAGTTAGGAAACGCGGCCGTGCAGACCGATCCGGCCGGGAATCTGAAGGTGAGCAAGGCGAAGAGCACGGAACGTGTGGACGCGGTGGTAGCCACCATCATGGCCGTAGGCGTTCACATGGGCGAGAGCATGAAGCCCGCCGATATGCCCGAGATTTCCTTCTGGTGACGCATGGAAGCGACGGCAGCACTGCCCGAAATCAAGTTCCTCGATACCCGCATGTCCCGCTGGGATGACCTCGTGGCCATGGCAGGCGAGAGCGGCGTGAGGATAACGCCCGAGACGGCGATGAAGACGGCGGCCTACTTCGCGTGTGCCCGCGTGGTGGCCGAGACGGTGGCAAGCCTTCCGCTGCATCTCTACCGCCGCCTGGATGACCACAACAGCGAGCGGGCCAAGGATCTGCCGCTCTACAACGTGCTGGCCAAGCGGCCAAACAAGTGGCAGACCCGCTACGAGTGGGTCGAGCAGATGTGTCTGCACCTTGGGTTCTACGGCAACTCGTACCAGTTCAAGGTGGCTGGTGACCGTGGCAGTGTGAGCGAACTGCATCCGCTGAACCCGGCCGGCATGAAGGTTGTGCAAGAAAAAGACATGTCGCTGTCCTACGTCTACACGGACCCGAGCACGGGCCGGCAACAGGCGTACCGCGACGATCAGATCATGCACGTCCGGTGGCTGTCGTTCGACGGCGTGCACGGCGAGGTGCCGGTTGAGCTCGGCCGCGACGCCATCGCGTTGGCTCGCGCCCTCGAGCAGTACGCAGCGACGTTCTACCGGAACAACGCTCAGCCCGGCATCATCCTGCACACCGACCAGGCGTTGCCCCGCGAAGTTCGCGAGCAACTGCGGGACCAGTGGGAGAGCGCCCATCGTGGCCCGGCCAAGGCTGGGCGAACGGCGATCCTCAGCAACGGACTCAAGGCCGACAGTGTCTCGGCGACGAATCAAGAGAGCCAACTGGCCGAGCTCTGGATGCAGTCACTGCTGGCCATCTGCCGCGTGTGGCGGATGCCGCCGCACATGATTCAGGAGTTGGGCCGGGCGACCTGGGGCAACCTGCAGAGCGAGATGGTGAGCTTTGAGAAGTTCACCATCGCCCCGTGGCTGCGTCGCATCGAGGGTGCAATCGAGCGTGACGTACTGCCCGAGGACGGTGACCTGTACGCAGAGTTCCTCGTGGAAGGGCTGTTGCGTGGCGACATCACAACCCGCTACCAGGCGTACGAGGTTGCCATCCGAAACGGCTGGCTTACGCCCGAAGAAGTGCGGATGAAGGAGAACCTGGGGCCGATGCCAGAGGGCGACGATTCGCCTGGCGAGGTTGAAGACACGCCAGGCGACACGGTCGAAGACGTGGCCGAAAGCGAGAGCATCACGCCGGAAGGCGACGCAAGCACGGAGGCTGTCGATGAGTGACGAATTGGCTGTGGCCGAGCAGATTGAGCGGCGTGACTGGGAGTTTGCCGAGGACGCCGGCGTAGCAGTGGAGACGCGGGCTGATGGCCGGCTGACGCTGACCGGCTACGCCGTGCGATACAACACGCTAAGCGTTGATCTTGGCGGGTTCCGTGAGACCATCCTGCCTGGTGCGTTCGACAAGGTGCTGAATCGTCAGCGCGGCAAAGGCGACGTGGTCGCATTGTTCAATCACGACCCAAATCAATTGCTGGGCCGCACGTCAAGCGGGACGCTCGAGCTCACCAGCGATGACAAGGGGCTGCGGTATTCAGTTGTGCTGCCTAACACGGAACTGGGCCGCACGGTCGGCGAGCTCGTGGCCCGTTCCGATTTGCGCGGCTCGTCCTTCGCGTTCACCGTGGAACCACGCGGCGAGCAGTGGGCGCCAGGCGAAGACGGCAAGCCGAGGCGGTCGATTCGCGAAGTGTCGGGACTCTATGACGTGAGCGTAGTGACACATCCGGCGTACCCATCTTCGACCACGAGCGTTGCCCGTCGAAGCTTGGAGGCGTGGCTAGCATCACAGGATCCGGCTGTAGAGCCGGGGCCGGATGCCAAGCCAGATATGCGGCCGGCAGCGGCCGCTGGTCTGCGGCTTCGTGCCGCACGTCTCAGGAGCTTTCTGCGTGGCAAAGCCGGGTGAAATCTGCCCACAGTGCGGCAAGGGTCGCATCCGCACTCGCTCAAGCGTGCAGGCCGGCGAACATTCGCAGGTGCGGTACATCGAGTGCCAGTGCTGCACGTTCCGCTCCAAGCAAGTCGTGCCAGCGGAGTACGTCTGCCGTCGTGCTTTTGTAGATACAAACTCCCGGCGAGGTTGAGTGCCATTCGTCCCGTAGTGTGAACAAAGACACGGAAGTCACCGTTCACACCACGGAGCGCCAAGGATGGCCACCGCACTCACGAAGCTTCAGGACCGGGCCGCCGCTGTGGCTGCCATGCTCGATGACCTGTCGAAGGTCGAGGACCGCTCTGCCGAGCAGGTCGCCGAGATGGACAAGCTGGCCGGCGAGGCCGAGCAGCTCGAGAAGGAACTCGCCCGCGAGCATGCCATCGCCGAGCGTATCACCGCCCTGCGTGGCAAGGTTGCCGCCACGGCCAAGCCGGTCGAGGTGACCGTCGCTCCCGCGGCTGCCCCTGCTGCCGAGCGTGCGACCAGCGGCAAGGGTCGGCACTTCCGTTCGTCCAGCGACGCGGAAGCGTGCGGCCGGTGGATTCGCGGCTACGTTCTCGGCCGTGCCGAGGATCGTTCGTGGTACGAGAAGCACGTCGAGGCCCGCGCCCTGTCGCCAAACGACAATGCGAAGGGCGCCGTGTTTATTCCAGACACGTTCGCTTCGACCGTGATTCGCCTGGTCGAGTCGTTCGGTGCGTTCCCCGCTCAGGCCAACAACCTGCAGATGACGAGCGACACGCTCTACATCCCGCGTCGGGTGAGCGGCAACACTGCGTACCACACGGCCGCCAATGCCGAGACGCTCGCCACGGACATGGCGACCGACAACGTGATGCTTTCCAGCAAGGAAGTTCGCGTCGGCACTCGCGTCCCCAACCAGCTGATCGACGACTCGGCGATTGACCTGGCCGGGCTCGTGGCCGAGGAGTTCGCCCTGGCCATCGCGCAGCGGATCGACGAAGACGGCTTCATCGGAACCGGCGCCAGCCTTTACGGCGGCATCCGCGGCATCCAGTGGAAGTTCGAGAACGAGACTCTGACTGCCGGCATCAACGACTCGACGCAGACGGCGGTGACCGGACTGACGGTTGATGACTTCCTCTCCACTGTGGCCAAGGCTCCGACGTACGCCACGCAGAGCCCGACCTGCGGCTGGTACTGCACGCCGCAGATGCACGCTCTTGCGATGCAGTCGCTGGCCCTCGGCGGCAACGGTGCCCTCGCCAACGAGATTGTGGACGGCGTCCGCCGCCCGACGTTCCTCGGCTGGCCTGTGTTCTTCAACAACGTCATGCGGAAGAGTGCTTCGGCTGGCCAGTGCGTGGCCCTCTTCGGCGACATGAAGCGGTCCAGCCACTTCGCTCTGCGGCGTCAGGTTGCGGTGCGTGCCAGCACCGACCGCTACATCGAGTTCGACCAAGTTTACTTCCAGGCCACGGTGTCCTACGACGCGGTGACCTCGGACGTGGGCGACGCTTCCAACGCCGGGCCGGTCGTGGCTCTCATCCTCTGACCCCAAGAACAAGGAATCAATCGTGAACCACGCACAGAATCAGAAGAGCGTCGTGTCTCTGTCGGCCGCGGCTGGTGTCGCGTCTGGTGCCTCGCACTCGGCCGCCATCGACTGCCTGGGCTACGACTCGGTCAGCATCGACGTGGCGTACCGCTCCATCGCTCACACGTCGGCCCCGGCCGTGGTGACGCTGAAGCACTCCGACACGGATGGCAGCTACGCGACCATCTCGGGCTTTGTAAGCGGCACCGACTACACGCTGGCTGGCGTGAGCAACACGGCCGTGGTGAACATCACGCGGTTCGACGTGAGCACCAAGGCTCTGCGTCGGTATCTCCAGGTCGAGGTGACGCCGTCCGCGTCGGCCGCGGGTGCGACGAACAACACCGTCGTGATCTCGGCTCGGCTGGGCCGTGGTGAGATCGGTGCTGATTCGACCGCTGATGCTGGCGTGAACGTGTGGGCTAAGGGCTGATTGACTGACGTTCTCCAACCATAGGAGGATGCCGTGGGCGCGGCGTCGTCTGTGGCGGGCGTAAAGCCCGCCGTGCTCAACACGGGCAGCGGGCCGGTGCGTCTGCACTGCGCTATGTCTGTCCCGAGGCTGGGCTGGCAGGATCACATGTTCTGCTGGCCAAGGGGCCTCATTCCATACGGCATCTCTCCGGTTCGCCTGGAGGGGGCGTTTTGGGGGCAGTGCCTAGAGCGTGTCCTGACGGACATGGTCGAGGCCGACGACGATCCCAAGGCGCCGCCGTTGTGGATCTTGACGCTGGACTACGACAGCATCTTCGAGCAGGACGCCGTGCCGCGGCTGCTGACGTATGCGGTGGCGAGCGGCTATGACTTCGTCGCGGCAGTGCAGATGAAGCGGCGAAATGACGAGCCGCTGTTCACGATGTGTGGCGAGAAAGGCGAACGGCTGGCAGAGGTTGGCCGGGACCACTTCGTATACCACAACGTCATCACGGCAAACACCGCGCACTTTGGGTTTACGCTGCTGCGGGCTGATGCGCTCAAGAAAATGCCGCATCCGTGGTTCATCGGCAAGCCCGGCCCGAATGGCCGCTGGGACGAATCGCGTATCGACGATGACATCGCATTCTGGCAGTCGGCGCAAAAGGCTGGACTGAAGATTGGCGTGTGCCCTCGGGTCGTGCTGGGCCACGCCGAGGTGTGGATCAAATGGCCTAACGAGAACATGCAGGCCCTGCTGCAGCATCCCGGCGACTTCTGGGATCGCGGCGGCCGGCCACCGGAGAACGTGTGGAAATGACTCAGACTGTCGAACTGATCCCCGTCCGCATGCTGCGGTCGTATATGTCGTACCGCCCAGGCCAGGTCGTGCATGTCACTGGCGGGCTGGCTCGCACGCTCGAGCTGCAGCGGTATGCCGTCCGCCACCAGGAGCAGCCGCAGCTGCGGTTCGCTACGGCACCGGAGCCCGAGGTGGAGCGTGCGGAGTCGCCGGTCGCCAAGCAGCGGAGGCGGAAGCATGCGTAACTGGGAGCTTCCTGCCACCGGCAGCCGCTACCGCAGCCTGGTTGTCTCGACGGCAAGCGGCACGAACGAGCGCCCTGTCAGCGTGTCCGAAGCGAAGGAGCACCTTCGCATCGTGGACTTTACCGACGACGACACGTATATCGGCGTGCTGATCGATGCTGCCGTGCAGTGGTGCGAGGATTACTGCGACCGCACCTTTGCGGACAAAGCGTACACCGTGGCGTTCGATGATTTTCCCGCTCTCCGGGTTGAGCTTCCGCGCCCGCCGATCCGGCTGAACGCGACGGCCACGAGCGCCACGGTGACTGTCACCTACGTCGATACGGGCGGCGCGACGCAGACCATTACGTGGTCGCAGTCTGGAACGCAGCAGTTCCGCGTAGACCGCGACCACGTTCCAGGCTTGATCTATCCGCTGTACCTGGAGGACTGGCCCAGCGTGCGGCTGGATGACAAGAGCGTGCAGATCACGTACCTGGCCGGATACGGCAGCGTAGCGGCTGTGCCTCCGCAGGCCAAGCACGCGATCAAGTTGCTGATCGGGCACTGGTACGCTAATCGCGAGGCGGTGCTGGTGGGCAGCATATCAAAGGAGTTTGAGCTTGCCGTGGAGGCCCTGTTGTCGCCGCTTCGGTGGAAGCAGTATTGCTGAGGTGACGCATGCTGCGATCTGGTGAGATGGACCGAAAGGCGACGATTCAAACGCCTACAGACTCGGTCAACGAACTGAACGAGCCGACGCTGACGTTCTCGACCTGGAAGACGCGGATGATTGCCCTGCTGCCGCTGTCTGGCAGCGAGCAGGTGAATGCGATGAGCAACGAAGCCAGCGTGACGCACAGGGTGCGGATGCGATACACGGCCGGCTTGGTTCCCAAGATGCGGATCATATGCCAGGGTCGCACGTTCGAGATCATGTCGGTGCTGGAGCGTGGGCGGCGGATGGAGCATGAGTGCATGGTGAACGAGGTGCTGGACTGATGGCAGACGGCGTTGTGACAAGCGTGGAAGGCGTCGAGCAGGTCCTGCAGGGCTTTCAGGTCCTGCCGCGCTCAATTCAGCGGAAGTACCTTGGTGCCGCCGTGCGAGAGGCGTCCGCTAACGAGATTCCAGAAATCAAGTCGCTAACGCCCAAGGGGCCAACTGGAAACCTGCGTCGGTCGGTCGGGTTCAAGCTTGAGAAGAAGCGAAAGAATCAAACGGCAGTAGGCGTGCTTGGCTATCGCTCTGTAGCCGGCGGCAGCAATCGCGAGAAGGGCTTCCATGCCTGGTGGATCGAGAACGGCGTCGCAACTCGCACCCCAAAGGGCAACGTGCTCAGCGTTCCGCTGGCTTTCTCCAAGAAGTATCCGTACTTGATGGGCAAGGTGTCGAGCATCGGCGGCAACGTCCAGAACGTTTTTTTCTACGAGGTCTACGGTTTCGAGGGCACCGGCCGCTTTGGCAAGTGGGCTGACGCAAATCTGCCGCAAATCAAAGAGCGGCTGGTCGGAAAACTTCAGAGCAAGCTGGGAACGGCCATCGCCGAAGCAGAGCGAGTTGCCATTCGCCGGGCGACGAGGGCCAGGTAACCATGCCCGTCACGCACATCGACACCGCACTGGTCTCGCTGCTGACCGCCGCCACTGGCGTGACGGCGCTGGTGGGCACGCGGATATTCGCCGTGCAGGCGCCGCAAGGCAGTTCCCTGCCTGTGCTCGTCTACTCGCGAGATCAGGGTGATCGCGAGTTCGGTACACACATGACAGGGCACACCGGGCTGATGCGTGCGACGTACACGCTGTCGTGCGTCGGAGACACGCTATTGGCTGTGCGAAACCTGACGAAACAAGTCAGGCTGGCCTTACAATACAAGAGCAACGCCGATGTGCGGCTGGTGCGTGTCACGAATGACCAGGACACGCAGGAGCCGCCCAACAACGGCGAGCAGCTGCCCATTTACCGTACTGATCTCACGGTAGAGATCACGTACACCGAGTAACCACGCATGGAGGCGTGATAGCAATGGCGAACGACATCGGCCAGGGAACGACGATTTCTTTTGGTGGCATTCTCACGAACACCAGTAACTCGTCTACTTACAAGGTGAACGGCATCAACTGGGGCGGCATCTCGCGTGAGGTGGTTGATGCGTCGCACATGCTGACCCCTGGCGGCAAAGAGTTCCTTGCCAGCGAGAATTACGATCCGGGTGAAATCTCGGTAGAGATTCACTTCGACCCGTCGATCAGCCCAATTTCCGCGATGACTAATGTTTCCACCGCGCAAGTTGTTGCAGTGCGGTTTGCCAACGGCGGCACCAACACGGCTTTGTGGTCGGCCTACGGCTTCCTGTCGCAGTTCGAGGCCGGTGCCCCGAAGGATGACATGATGACCGGCACGGTCACGATTAAGCTGTCTGGCAGCATCGGCTAATGATGACAGGAGACGCGGCCTGTGGCACTAACCCGTGATGAGATCAAGGCCCGGCGTGGCGTTCGCCCGCGTGAGGCCGTCGAGGTTCCCGAGCTTGGCGGCACGCTGTACGTGGCCAAGTTTTCGGCTCGCGACCGCGATCGGTTTGAGGAGATCGTGACCGGCGGCGTGCCGGGCAAGGTGAATCTTCGCAACGTTCGCGCCCAGGTGGTCGTGCTGCTGTGCGTCAAGGAAGACGGTACGCGACTGTTCGACGAGGGCGACGCCGAGTGGATCGGCGAACTGGAGAGCGAGGCTGTCCAGCGGATTGTGGACGCGGGCTTTCGGCTCAACGGCCTCGGCACCAACGCTATCGAGGAGGCGGCAAAAAACTAGAACGGCGACCGGTGATGACGTTCCTCTACCGGCTCGCCTTGAAGTTGGGCATATGGGACGTGGAACGGCTGGCAGACGAGATGCCGGTCGATCAACTTTACGGCTGGCTGGCGTACTACCACCTGGAGCCGTGGGGTGACGAATACCTGCGGTGGGCACAGAGTCACGCACAGTTCCGTAACGCACACTTCAAGGGACCGAGGGCTAAGCCGCACGACTACATGCCCGTGGAAAAGCGACAGCAAACGCAAGAGCAGATGTGGCAGGTTCTTCAGTCGATTCCACTTCCACGGTGACGCGAGATGGCAAACAACTTTGGTCGCGTCAACGTCTCTATCACAGCCAGCACCGGCGGGCTCACTGCCGGGCTGAGCCGGGCAAGCGGCCAGCTGCGTGGTTTTGCGACTGACGCACGCAAGCAGACGGGCGGGCTCGGCGGATTGTTCAGCGACGCGGCCCGCAATGCCCTCGGTCTTGGCAGGGCCAGTTCGCTTGCGGCCGTCGGCGTTTCTGCGTTGTCCGTGGCGATGAAGAGCCTGCTGCTGCCGCTTGGCATCGTCGCGGCGATCGCAGCCCCGTTTGCGGCGTTCGCCGCCGCCACGGCTTCGGCTGCTCAACTGGATGACCTTTCACAAGAACTGGGCACTACAGTTGCCGACCTGCAATTGATGACGCAGGTGGCAGATGAGTCTGGCGCCAGTCAGCAGCAACTCACAACTGCGTTGCGGCGTACCACGCGAATGGTCGGCGAACTAGCGCAAGGCACTCCAACTGCCGTCAAGGCGTTTGGCCAGTTGGGGCTGACGATGCAGGATTTGGCCGGCATGAGCACGGCGGACCAGTTCGCTCTGATTAGCCAGCGTATCGCAGCGTTGCCGCCGGCCATGCAGGCTGCTGCCGCCGTAGACATCTTTGGCCGCAGCGGCCAGAGCATGCTCAACTTTATACGTGGTGCCGGGCAGGCCACTGCCGAGGTAAAGCGTCTGCAAGAGGCTCTCGGCGTGACCCTTAGCGACAGGCAAGCAGCCGCTATTGCGTCAATGGAAGACGCGCTCAAGCGACTCGGCATGCCCATCCAAGGATTCATCAATCAGTACCTGGCGGAACTGGCCCCCGCCATCACGGCCGTCTCTAACCTCATCGTCGCGTTCTTCGCGGAGAACGCCAAGGGCTGGTCTATGGCCAAGATGTTGGCCGATGGGCTTGTCGTCCGTATCCGCATGGTTGTTGGTGCCATGACGCTGCTGACCGGCATCTTCCAGGTTTTCCGGGCGGCCGGCTCGCAGATTGGCCAGATGTTCAGCGAAGTGTTTTCCGTCATCCTCGGCGGATTCGCCAAGGTGATGAAACTGCAAGCCAACCTGGCAGATGCGTTGGGGTTGAGTGATCTTGCCGATACTCTTGCTGGCGGCGCCAGGGGCGTGACGCAGATGGCCCAGGGCGCCGCCGAGATGGGCGACATGTACGGCGAGGCTGCTGCCGACGGCTTCGCTAATGCCCTGGAAAACATCGGCAATCCGTTCGGGGCCTTCGATCGCGAGTTTGCCAAGGCGCAGCAAGCAGCACAGGACAGCGCCGCTGCCCGTGCCGGTGCGAATGCCGGTGCCGCCGCCGGCCAGGGGGTGGCCGCCGCCATCGGTGCATCGACGCAATCGCTGCGTGCCGTTGTGGTCGGCAGTTCGGAGGGTGAGTCGCTGCGGGCGAGCATCGCACGCGGCGCCGACCCGCGGCTCGAGGGCGGCAACGACGCGAAGCGGACGGCCGACAACACCGAGCGAACTGCTGACGGCATTGACGAACTGGTCGCCACGATGGGCGACTCTGGCTTTGGCCAAGTAGAAATCGCGGTGGCGTGATGGCAATCGTAGACGTTCGACAGCTGCGGTCATTTCGGTTCACCGAAACTCGCTCAGACAAGAACACGATTCAGTACGGCGGCAGCGTCGATCTGCTTGTGGTGTGCGACGCCAAAGACCCGTCCTTTGGCGACATCAAGAACGACACCAACACCTGGCCCAATTTTTTCAACCGCACGATTCCGCAGATTGGAGATTCGGAGAACGTCGGCGGTATTGAACTAAACGTTACGTCGCGTGACTTCCAGTATTTCAAAGATAACGACCGCTGTGTTGTGGTGTC